AGCATATCTTTACAGGGAAATGTTTAATGTAGATGAGTTTGTTTTTGTATGTATTGACAAAGGAAGTTTAGACATTGGAATATTTGAATGTTCAGATGAATTTTATGAAAAAGGCAAACGTAAACTTGAACAAGGTATAGATAATTATAAATACTTCTTTGGAGAAGATAGCGATGTAGATTTGAATCAATATGTATTAAGAGGAGTATTATGAAAGTAACAGATAAAATAACAATAACAAACGAAGATAATATGTTATTGATGGCAAGATATCCTGATAACTATTTTGACTTGGCTATTGTTGACCCTCCTTATAAAAATGATATTAGTGGATTAAATGCTGGAATAAATAGAAATTTTAATTATAATGAATTTAAAGCTCCTACTAAAAAATATATTGATGAGTTGTTTAGAGTTTCTAAAAATCAAATAATGTGGGGATTTAATTATTATTTAGAATTATTACCAAATACAAATTCTTGTATTATTTGGAATAAACATCAAAATGGACATTTTAGCGAAGCAGAATTGGCTTGGTGTAGTATAGGAAAAACAAAAATTTTTGATAGGGCATACCAAAAAGATATAGGAAATAAATTTCATCCAACACAAAAACCAATAGAATTATATAAATTTTGTTTAGAAACATACGCTAAAGAAGGTGATAAAATATTAGATACACATTTAGGTTCAGGTTCAATAGCAATAGCTTGTCACGATTATAAATATGAATTAACAGCTTGTGAATTAGATAAAGAGTATTACGATAAAGCAATACAAAGAATAACAAACCATACAAACCAACAAAAACTATTTTAAATGGAAATAACAGAAAGATTAAAAGAAATAATATTAAAAGAAACTGATATAGATGTTTCTAAAAATAGTAGAAAGCATAATATAATAGAAGCAAGAGCATTATATTTTTATTTGGTAAAACATTTTAAACCTAAAATGACATTACAAGAAATAGCTGAATCAGTAAATAAGAATCACGCTACTGTAATACATTCTTTAAATAATTATGAAATGTATGAAAAGTTTAATAGAGATTTAAGAAGTTTAAGAAACATAATAGTAAATCAAATGGATGAAGAAAATGTATTAAACACAGAAAATATAAATGAATTAAGATTAGAAATTAAAAAGAAGAACTTAAAAGTATCTGAATTAGAAATACAATTAGAAGAAAGTAATTTAAGATTAAACAAACTTGAAAAATCAGCATACGAATACAAAATAATAGAACAGCTAAACAACCTTCTTAATAAAACAAAAGATACAGAACATCACAATGTAATGATAATACGTTTAGAAGCTATCTACGATATGAATATGAAAGTAATAGAACATAATAAAAACAATTAAGATGCAAAAGAAAATAATAAATAAGATGAATGAAGGACAAGAATCAGATGTGCCTTTATACACTTGGAAAACAATACCAAATAGTTTAAAAGAGTTTTGGTCTAATCAATTAAATAAATAAGCTATGCCAGATATAACAATGTGCCAAGGAATAAATTGCGAGTTAGCATCTATATGCTATAGATATAAAGCAGAACCAAGTAAGTTTAGACAATCTTGGTTTATGTATCCTCCTAATAAAGGATTAGAATGTGAATACTTCTGGGAATATAAAACCGATGAAGAATGAAATATATATTAGTGTTATTAGCTTATGAGTTTATAAGGTCAAAGTTAATTTGGCTATGGTATTATTTAATTAAAAAAGGAACAGAATAATGAAACCAATACATAAATTAAATGGAGGAATAGGTGCTACACTATGCCATCTATGTAGTATAATAATAACTACAGGTTTGACGCAAAATTTATATTGTGATAAATGTTTATCCGAAAGAATTAAAACTGATTCTGAATTTAAACAGATAAAAGAAAGAGCAAATAATTTAATGAGATTGAAAAATGGATTTAAAGATAAACAATAATAGATTTTATTTATTTTTAAATTAATAATGATAACTTTTTTGATTATGGAAGATAAAAGAAAATACAATGGCGGAAATAAAAACGCTGGACGTAAACCAAAAGTAGAAGAAGAAAAAGTAAACAATATATTTCTTAAAGCATTAGGCGAACTTTATAATAAAGATACAGAAGAAGAAACAAAGATAGCTTTTGTTAAATCTACACTAATGGAATCACAAAGAGGACAATTGTTTATTGCTGAACATATATTTGGTAAGCCAAAAGAAATTATTGAAGCTACACACAATGTAAATGATTTTAACATAAAAGATATATTTAAAATTGGAAATAAATCTGAATGAAAAATATAATTTATTAGGAAGTGAAAGTAGATACTTTGTAATTACAGGTGGAAGGGGTTCAGGGAAATCATATTCTTTGAACTCGTTTCTTCTGTTACTTACTTATGAAGTTGGTCACGTTATATTATTTACAAGATATACTTTAACATCTGCAAACGTTTCTATTATTCCAGAGTTTATAAATAAGATTGAAACAGCTAATTTAAGCCACGAATTTTATATTACCAAGGATGAAATAGTAAATCTAAAAACAGGTTCTAAAATACTCTTTAAAGGTATTAAAACAAGTAGTGGAACACAAACTGCAAGTTTAAAATCATTAGCTGGAGTTACAACTTGGGTATTAGATGAAGCAGAAGAATTAAATGATGAAGAAATATTTGAAAAGATTGATTTTAGTATAAGAACTAAAGGAGTTCAGAATAGGGTTTTACTTGTGTTGAATCCTGCAACAAAAGAACATTTCATTTATAAGAAATTTTTTGAAGATAAAGGAATAGAAGCAGGAAGCAATTTAATAAAAGGAGATACAACATACATACATACAACTTACCAAGATAACATACACAACCTTTCTGAATCATTTATTAATCAGATTGAAAATATAAAGTCAAGAAGACCAGAAAAGTATAAGCATCAAATATTAGGTGGATGGTTAGATAAAGCTGAAGGAGTTATATTTACTAACTGGACTATTGGAAAGTATGAACACGTAGGTAAATCTGTATTCGGACAAGATTATGGATTTGCTTCAGATGCGTCAACTTTAGTGGAATGTAATATAGATATAACAAATAAAAAGATTTATGTTAATGAAAGATTTTATCTTCACGGATTAACTACTTCACAAATATACAATCTAAATAAACAACACGCTGACGATTGTTTAATAGTTGCTGATTCAGCAGAACCAAGATTGATAAGTGAATTATCTACATTAGGTTTAAATATAGTTCCTGCAATTAAAGGACCAGATTCTGTTACTTATGGAATTAGTGTATTGCAAGATTATGATTTAATAATAAGTCCTGAATCAATTAATCTAATAAAAGAATTAAATAATTATTGTTGGTTAGAAAAAAAGTCAAAAACTCCAATAGATGCCCACAATCATATTATTGACCCATTGCGTTATTGTGTTACATATCAATTAGGAAATTTAAACAAAGGAACTTACTTTATATACTAATGACATACGGAGAAATAATTTCAACAATACAATGTTATATACATCACATAAAGAATATAGAAGTGGTTATTAATTTGCCACGTAATATAGGTGAGATTAAAAAAATGCAAGAGATGTATAAAGTTGCAAGTGCTTATTTGAATAGTTAAATAAATGTTAAAGTAAAATATAAATAACAAAAAGTATTATATTTGTAAAATATATTTAATCTTAAAACAAACATTATGAAACAATACGAAGTTAAAGGTTGGTACAGATATGCCGACAATGAGAAAGATTATGAGTATGCTAATATAATAGCAGCAAACGAACAGATGGTTATTACACTATTCAAAGATATGTTTAAACTAAACTTCTTTGCAATAGATATAAAAGAGATTAGTTAATAGGTTAATTGATTGTTGAATTAAAGTACCAGTAGAGCTTCCCGTAAGAACAGCCTTCTGGTCTTTTTTTTGTTCACTTATTTTTAATGTTCATTATTTGTGAACGTTAATTATTTGTGAACTTTTTTTTGTTTAATACAATTTACACATTATTTTATTATTATAAAAAACAAATCAAATGAAATTAGAAATCACAATCCCGACTAAATTAAGTGAAATAAAACTTTCACAGTATCAAGCTTTTTTAAAGATAGCTAAAGACAATGAAGATACAGAATTTCTACATCAAAAGATGGTACAGATATTTTGTGGAATAGATTTAAAAGAAGTTGCCTCAATTAAATATAAAGATGTAAATGATATAACTACATCTATAGGAAATATGTTTAACCAGAATCATTCTTTTATACCTATATTTAAAATGGGTGGAACTGAATTTGGTTTTATTCCTAATTTAGAAGATATGACATTTGGTGAATATACAGATTTAGACACGTATATAACCGATTGGGATGAGATACATAAAGCAATGGCAGTATTGTATAGACCAATTAAAAAGAAGGGTTTAAATGGCACATATGATATTGAAGATTATAATGGAACAATAACTTATGCTGAAGTAATGAAGTTCGCTCCATTAGATGTTTGTTTAGGTGCTACGGTTTTTTTTTATCGTTTAGGCAACGAATTATTGAAAGCTACGATAGCTTATTTGGAGAAGGACAAGGAGGTACAGAATATTCTGCAGTCGGAATTTTCAATTCTAGATACGGATGGTACAGTAGCCTCTATGCTTTGTCTCAAGGAGACATTAACAAATTTGACGCAGTTACAAGATTACCAATTAATCAATGTTTAACATATCTAACATTCGAAAAAGAAAAGAATAAAATAGAAGCTGATTTAATTAAAAGACAAAATAGATGACGTCACATTATTACGAAATAACACAAGCAATTAAGAACCAATTAAAGGAAGATTTATTTGTAAATACAGTTACTATAGGAGATATATTTAAAGTTGATTTAAACAAACTTACAATCTTTCCTTTAAGTCATATTATAATAAATTCAGCAACTTATTTAGGTTCTACTTGGAATTACAATGTATCTATATTATGTATGGATATTGTAGATGAAAGTAAATCATTAACAACAGATATATTTTTAGGAAATGACAACGAGCAAGATGTTTTAAATACACAGTTAATGGTAGTTAATAGGTTCTTGGAAGTATTAAGAATGGGTAAATTTGGTGATGATTATGAATTGATAGGTACACCATCTTGTGAATTTTTTACAGAAAGATTTGAAAATAAAATGGCAGGTGTAACTGTTACTTTTGATATGGTAATACAAAACCAAATGAGCAAATGTTAGAAGTTCAAAAGACTTTAATTAAATTTAGAGATTATGTTATCCAACAATCAAGAAGCAATTTAACAAAAGGTGGAAAGAATAGTTCTAAAGAACTTTATAATTCTATTAAAGGTGAAATTGTAAGTGATAATGGATTTAGCATAGTTGGATTTACAATGGCTGAATATGGTGCTTATCAAGATAAAGGAGTTTCTGGTAAGATTAAAAAATACAATACACCATATAGTTATAAAAATAAAATGCCTCCTGTAAAAGCATTTGACAAATGGATAGTAAAAAAAGGAATAGCACCAAGAAATGCTAAAGGAGAATTTCAATCAAGAAAAGGTTTACAATACGCAATAGCAAGAAGCATATTTATGAATGGAATTAAACCATCTTTATTTTTCACTAAACCATTTGAAGCAGGATATAAAAAATATATAGATGTAGATTTATTAAAAGCATTTGGGCAGGATGTTGAAACAATGGTAGATTATAATTTAAAAGATATTACAAAATGAACATAGTAAAAATTTATAAAGGAGAAGATACAATTCCTACGTTTATAATTGAAAGTATAGAAGTAATAGATTCAAGTCAATACGTAATTTTATGGGATTGCAAAGAGGAAATATATTTAGATGAAAATTTGATTGATACAATATACCATACAATATGAAAGTAGTAAAAGTAAGAAGTCCGTTTATAATTGAAGTAAATGAAGCTGGACAAATAGGTAGTAAAATAGAATTATCAATATGGAATGGAACATCATATCCTACTTCTGGAGTAGGTTTTTATTCATTATCAAAAGCAATTCCAAGTGCAACACAAATAAGCACATATTACAACGTGTCTAATTATGTAAAAGAGTTTATAGATAATATAAAAGCTAATTATACAAATTACGTAGGAAATACAGAGCAGAGTAATGAATGGACAAGGTTTCAAATTAAAAGATATAAATTAGTTGGAAGTACTTATACACTTTTAGATACTAATGAATATGTAGGTGTAAATGGATTTAGTGGTTATTCAGATGGCTATCAAAATCCAAGTGATATAAAAATGCTTCTTTTAGGTAATGCAAATATTAATAATTATTATTATTCACAATCTACATATCCAAATACTAATATTCAATATTTTAATTTAATAGTAGACAAACCGACAGCGACTACAACTTTGGTATATATAAAATATGAAAGAATTGACGGTACTGTTTATTCTTTGACAGTTTCATTTGGCGTTGGAAATACTGGAATACTTAATCCAACAATTCCAATTAGTATTGTAAAAGTAAACGCAAATTTTATAAATGGATGTAAAGTTACAATCACATACACACCTGTAACAGGAAGTCCTATTGAAAATATTTTCTATACCTATCCAATAGAAGAATGTAAATACACTCCTGTACTTTGTGACTTTATAAACCGTTATGGTGGATGGCAAACTATTACATTTTTTAAACAACAAACTAATACTATTGCAGTAAAAGGAACAGATTATAAATTAACACAAAGTGCAATTAATTATAATACTTCAATAGGTCAATTTAAAACATTTAACACAAACGGTAAACAAACAGTTAAATTAAACACAGGATTTGTTGATGAGAATTATTCAGAATTGATAACTGATTTATTATTATCTGAAACTGTTTTATTAGATGGCAAACCTGTAACTGTAAAGACACAAGGAAGCGATTTAAAGACAAGTTTAAAAGACAGATTGATAAACTATGAAATGGATTTTGAATATGCTTATAACCTTATAAATGATGTAATATAATGTTAGCAGTAGCCATATACATAAAAGATGTTGATACATTAGAATACAACCGAATTGATTTGTTTGATGACGAAAAGATTTCGGTAACAAGTTCTATTCAAAACATCAACGATATAAGTAAAACCTTTACAGATTTTAGCCAAACATTTACTGTTCCTGCAACAAAACAAAATAATAAAATATTTAGACATTGGTACGACAACTCAAATGATGCACCATTTAGTACATTAGTTAAGTCAGATGCTTATATTGAAATAGACACGATAACTTTTCGTAAAGGTAAAATTCAATTAGAAAGTGCAAATTTAATCGAAGGTCAAGCACAAGACTATTCAATTACTTTTATTGGAACATTAGGTAATTTAAAAGATAAATTTAATGGTAAATATTTAAAAGATTTAACAGATACTACATATGATTTTGAATATACATCAACAATTGTAAAAAATAAAGTAGTTACAACCACGACAAGTGGCGATGTAATGTTTCCTCTAATTACTTCTGATGATGTATGGGCGTATGGAAGCGGATATAATATTGCAGCAACTGGAACACCAATAAGATATAATGACTTATTTCCAGCTATAAAATTATCAGCAGTTTTAAATATGATTGCAAATGATAATAATATTTTAAATTTAAATTTTAATGGTTCATTTTTATCTGATGCAAGATTTACAAATGCTTATTTATGGTTAAAGAATGCGGATAGTTTTATAGCAAAACAACAATTAACAAAAGTTAATTTAACTTCTGAAAGTGGTGATAGTTCATCTGTTACTGGTTATACTGCTGATTTAACAAATGATACAATAACAAATACGGCATCACCATTAACATATAATGTAGGTAGTGATACTTATATTTTTAATTTCAAAAAAATTACGTTTAATATTACCCCGTCTGTTTCTGGAATATCATATTCAATTAAAATAAATAAAAATGGTATATTAATTTTTGATAGCGGATTATTAAATTCAACTTCTGGAGTTACATATAGCCAACAATTTGAAACTAGTGGTAGTTATTTGGGTACAAATGATTATTTTGAAATATATGTAGGAACATCCGAACCTTTTACATTTACTACTAATACAGTAGCAATAGCTACATATTCTAAAACTACTGGATTTCCAATAATTTTTCAAACTAAAACACGTAATTTTTTATCTGCATCTCAAACAACACCGTCATATACATTACAAATTAATCAGTATTTTCCAGAAATAAAAATAGAAGATTTCTTTTCTGGATTATTAAAAATGTTTAATTTAACTTGTTTTTCAGAAGATGGTATAAATTATACAGTAGAGCAACTTGAAGGTTATTATTTAAATGGTTTAGATGTAGACATAACTAAATATGTAATACAAGACAAAAAGAATTTAAACCGAGTAAAGACTTATAAAAAAATAAACTTTGATTATGAGAAAAGTGAGTCAATAATTAACGTAGGTTTTAATTCTACTAATGGAATTGAATACGGTTCTTTACATTATTCAAATACACCTCCAGCAGAGGGAGAGGAATACTCAATTAAACTACCTTTTGAGAATTTAAACTTTTCAAATTTATCTGAACTATTACAAGTTGGTTATTCTTTAAAAACAGACTTACAAAAATATATTCCAAAGCCAGTTATTTTATATGATTATAATTCAACTGCATTGACAACTGTGCCTCAATTTTATTTCAACACAAATATAAGTGGTGGAACATCAACTCCGCACACAGTTTACAAGGCATTCGGACAAGAAACTTTAATTAGCGGTGAAACATACGGATTAAATTTTCCTTCACAACAAAGTACACTAACAAATGAAATAGTAAATAATGGATTATATCAAAATTACTATTCTAATTACTTTAATAACATTTACAACTTTAAGGCAAGATTAGTTAAAGTTAGTGCTATACTACCAACGAGTATAATAACATCGCTTAAATTGAATGATAATGTTATTATAAGAGATACAAAGTATTTGATTAATACGTTTACAACAGATTTAACAACAGGAGAAGTTCAATTTGAATTATTAACAGACCAAAGATTATGATAAAGCACATTTTAGATTTATTAGCATTAGATGAATTTTACGGACAAAGTGAACTTATTGAAATAGCTAAAGGAAAGTACCAAAGACCAACAACTTGGAAACAAGCATTTAACCAAATCAAAAGAGAAATAAAATGGCTGAAAAGAAAGTAATAGAATTAGAAATTAAATCTAATTTAAATGTTGCAGAAAAACAATTAAAAGATTTAGGAAATGCCATTAAAATAGTAGATAAGGAAGCTACTAATCTTGATGCTACATTTGAAGAAATTTATGGTGACATAAAACCATTAACTGCTCAAATGGGTGAATTAGAAGATAGACTTTATGAACTTGCTAAAGCAGGAAAACAAAATACTCAAGAATATAAAGATTTATTAAAAGAGGTAGGAAAATATAAAAGAATACAACAAGAAACAGATAAAGTTGTAGATGCTGCTGCACAAACAATGAGTAGCAAATTATCAGGCTCATTAAACGCTGCTGCAGGAGGTTTTTCTTTAGTTCAAGGTTCAATGGCTTTATTTGGTGCTGAATCAGGACAAGTTGAAGAAGCTATTTTAAAAGTTCAAGCAGCTATGGCTATAAGTCAAGGTGTTGAAACTATTCGTGAAGGTTCTAAAAGTTTTAGTGCTTTAAGTAATTCAGTAAAAAGTTATACAATAATTCAAAAAATATCTGCTGCTGCTCAATATGTTTGGAATGCTGCAATGTCTGCAAATCCAATTGGTTTACTTGTAGTAGCTATTGCTGCTTTAATTGCTGGTGGTGTGGCATTAGTAAATTATTTTAAATCAAGTTCCGAAGCAAGTGCGAAAAATACTGCATCTATTAAATCAAATAAAACTGCGTTAGAAAGTCAATCTAAAGCTGCCGATAGTGCTTCTAAATCATTACAAACAAATTCTGAATATCAATTAGCAATGGCTAAAGCATCTGGAGACTCTACTGCTGCAATTCGTAAATTAGAATTAAAATTAATTGATGAGAAAATAGCTTTTGCAAATTCAAGTAGAGAAATAGCTAAAAATACATATCATAAAAATTTAAATGCTTTAGCAAGTTTAAAAGCTGCAGATGCTGATGAAGAACAAATAAAATTACAAGAAGAAATAACAAGAAAATCATTAGAAGAATTTGGTAAACAAACCAAAAACTTAAATGATGCAAATGCTGAAAAGGGAAATATAATTAGAAGGCAAAATGTAGAAATACGACAAGAAATAACTAATCATAATAAAGAAATATCAGATAAAAATAATTCAGCTGCTGATAAGGCAAAAGAAGATGCAATTTCAAAAGCAAAAGAATTAGAAGAAGAAAAACAAGCATTAATAGGTAAACAAGGAGAAAGAGCAAGAGATGAATACGAAGCATCAGAAAAATTAATTAAAGATGCGAGAAAAGCAAATGAAGATGCTTTAAAAACTGAAAATCAAATTAAAGTTGAAAAAGAAAATGCCGATTTTGAAGCCAAAAAATTAGATTTATTAAATAAAGGTTTATCTATTGAAGAAATAGAAAAAGAACATAAAAGAAAATTAGCTCAATTAGACACTGAATATTTTGCCTCTGAAGCTGATAAAGGAATAAAATCAACTGCTGATGCAAAAGCGAATGCAGATGCTAAAAAGAAAATTGCAGAATTAGAAAAGAAAGATAAATTAGATGCAGTTGACGCTACTGCTTCATCATTATCTGCAATATCTGAATTATTAGGGAAAGAGACTGCCGCTGGTAAAGCTGCCGCAGTAGCAGCTGCAACTATTAATACTTTTAGTTCTGCTCAAAAAGCTTATGATAGTACTGTTGGAATACCTTATGTAGGTCCTATATTAGCCCCTATTAATGCAGGTATAGCTATTGCTGCAGGTATTAAAAACGTTAAATCTATTTTAGCGGTAAAAACTCCTGGAGGTGGAGGAGGTTCAGCTCCAAGTATGAGTGGTGGTGGAGGTGGTGCTGCAACTGCTCCTGCTGCTCCATCATTTAACGTAGTAGGTGCAAGTTCAACAAATCAATTAGCACAAACAATAGGTAACCAACAACAACAACCTATTAAGGCTTTTGTAGTAGCTAATGATGTTACAACACAACAAAGTTTAGATAGAAACATAGTTTCAAGTGCTTCAATAGGATAAACAAAATAAATATAAATTAATTATAATATAAAAAAAGAATATGCGAATAGTTGAATTAATTATAGACGAATCTGAAAAGTTAAACGGAATAGAAGCAGTATCTATTGTTGAATTTCCTGCAATAGAATCTAATTTTGTGGCATTAAGTGAGCATTTAGAACTTGCTAAAGTTGATGACGAAAAGAAGATTTTAATGGGTGCTGCATTAATACCAAATAAAAACATTTACCGTAAGAATGGTAATGATGAATATTATATTTTCTTTTCAGAAGATACAGTACGTAAAGCAAGTGAATTATTTTTAATGAATAGCAATCAAAACAACGCAACATTAGAACACGATAAGAAACTTAAAGACTTGTCAGTAGTTGAATCTTGGATAGTTGAAGATACTGAAATGGATAAATCTAAAAAGTATGGTTTAAATGCTCCTGTAGGAACTTGGATGGTATCAATGAAAGTTAATAATGATGCTATATGGAATGACTTTGTAAAAACAGGAAAGGTTAAAGGTTTTAGTATCGAAGGATATTTTAGCGACAAATTAGAAATGAGTTTACAAATAGCAAAAGAACAAGAATTAATAGATAAAATAAAATCAATAATAACTAATGCTGAAATTAATAAATAAAATTATGGGAAATAAAACAAGTTCGCCAAAAGGTGGTAAAAGAGGATGTCTATGTAAAGACGGAACATACAGTTCAAAATGTTGTGATGGAGAATTAATAAATCAAGGAATTGGTCCAACAGTTAATCAACAAACAAGTACAGTTACAAACACAAATACTGCAAGAGTTATAACAAGTGTAAGTTCGTAATTTATAACAAAAATAAATAATAATAATTAATATAAAAAAAATAGTATGACAACTGAAAAATTAGTAAACAAAGCATTGTTTGGAAAAACAGAATTATCTTCTCAAAAAGTAGAATTAACTTTAGCTGATGACATTCAAAAAGGTTTAGCAGCATATAAAACATTAGATGACGCTACAAAATCACAAAAAAATAAAGCAAGAGCAGCATTAGATGTTTATTCAAGTAGTGTAGGTCAAGCATATCAAAACGCAAAAAACACAGTTGATAACATCACTGCATTAGAAGCTAAAGCAAAAGAACTTGGACTTGGAGATACTCCATTTACAACTTATAAAAAAGAAATGATAGGTAAAACAAATGGATATAAATCTTTATTTACCTTCATAGATAATCTTGCTACATCAGTAAGTAAATAATTTTTAAATAAGTAAATATGAATGTAATTAATGAAATCAAAACTCTTTTGGGTATGGAAGTAAAACTTGCTCAAATGAAACTTAAAGATGGAGTTACTGTTATAGAAGCAGATGCTTTTGAAATGGATAACA